AAGCGGTATACGGCGGCATAGGTCGCGAGGCGATGGTAGCCATTCGGCGACAGCGCCACGACCGCGGCCGGGTCCGTCGCCAGCGGCGCCGTGCTCGCCGCCTTCACCGCCAGCCTTGTGCCGCGGTTCGTGGCATCCTCGATCACGCCCACCAGCGCGCGTTTGCCATCGATGCGCGCCGCCGCGATGTCGTTCTCGCTGAGCGCGGTGCCCGCTGTTTCGTCGAAGTAGTAGCCCGCCGGAATGACGCGCGACGCGCCATCGGTAAACCCGGCATTGTCGACCAGACTCGAGCTATCCTGCGTGCCGAACGTGCCGCTTCCGGCATTGGCCGTGATCGTGCCGCTGACCGGCTGGGTGACGGCTGAGCCGTCGACCTTCAGCGCATTGGCGGCGGTCACGCTAGCGCGTCGTCCGCGCGTGGCATCGTCCTCGATGACGAGGACCTGGGCCCGGTTGGCGTTGAGACGGGCCGCCGCCGCGTCGTTCTCGCTCAGCGCCGTCCCGGCGGTCTCGTCGAAGACGTAGCCGGCGAGCATGACCTTGGACGTGCCGTCGGCAAAGGCGGCATTGTCCGTGAGCTTCTCGCTATCCTGCACGGCAAACGTGCCGGGATTGCTGACCGGTTGGATCGTCGCGCCGGTCGGGTCGACGCGCAGCGGAGCAGCCGCGACGCCGATCTCCGTGCCACCGGCGTTGCGCAGGTTCACGTGCAAGGCGCGCTTGGCCGTGATGCGCGCGGCCGCGGCCTGGTCCTCCGCCGGGTCGGCCGTCGGCGTATCATTGACGACTCCGGCGATGGGCGTGACCCGACCCGAACCTTCCGCGAAGGCGGACTTGTCGGCTTGCCCTCCCCCGCCGCTGTAGAACGCAGCGCCGTCCGTGAGCCGCACCGGCAGATAGTCGTTGGCCGCCGGGCTCGCCGGCGTGGCATCGACGGGCACCGGCGACTGGTTGACGGCGATCACGACGGGAACGCTGTTCGCCATGGTCTGCTGGCCGGAATCGACCAGCGTGTCGAACTCGTTCTCGGCGCCGAGTGCGATCTTGACCTTCTGAAAATGCGTGCCGCCGATCTCGTCGGTCGCAACGGCCGGGTCGCTGCCGCTGCCGGTCGGGGTCTGGATATTGTCGGCCATTATGGATTGCTCCCCGCGTGACGAACGACTGGTGTCGCGCCCGACCACTTGCCGGCGTCGTCGGCATCCTGCAGGCCGCGGATGGCGGCCTGATAGCGCGCCTCCCATTGCTCCAGGTGCTGATCGTCGCCGAGGTAGGCGGCGGCTTCGACCAACGAGCCGAAGAGATAGAGGTCGGGGGCGTTCGCCAGCAGCCAGTTTGTGGTTACCGTCGGCGACAGCGCGTCGAGTTTCTTCCAGTAGACCATCTCGGCCGTGTAGGGGCCGTCGGGGGCTGGCGCCAGCTGGATCTCGTCATTCACGATCGCGTAGAGACGCGGCCGGCCCGTGCTCGAACCGGCCGCAATGCGGTCGATCAGCTCCGGTGACACCATGTCCAGCGCGGTGATCGGACTGGTGTTCAGCTGGAAATTGCGCATGGCGAGGAAGCCCGCCGGCAACGCCGCGTAAGGCCCGCTGACCGTCGCGGTCGCGCGATCTTCCATGGCGCGCAGGCGCAATCCGCGATTGAGACGCAGCTCGCAAAGCGTGATCCAATCGGGAATGATGGCCGCAATCGTGACATCGCCCGCTCGGCCCAGCCAGTTGCCGATCGCGGTCTGCAGCTCGGCGTAGGTCGCGATCGCCATTTACGACACCCGCTTGCCGTCGAGCACGACGGCGAAGGTGAACGACGGCGTGGTGCCGGAAATGGCATAGGACACGCGCAGATAGCTGCCGAGATTGGCCAGCTTCTGTATGTCCTTGCCCGTCGCCGTCTTCGCCGAAAAGGCGGTGTGGGTGAACCAGCTGCTCCCGTCGGCAGAGGTTTCGACCGTCACGGTCAGCGACGGCGTCGTGCCTGACACCGCCGTGATGTCGAGCAGGACGTTGGCTTCGCGGAACTCGGCCGCAGCCGAGCTGCCGTCGCTGGCGCCGCTGGTCGTGCGCGCAGCCGACGGCAGCAGCGTGATGGCGCGTGCTGCCATGGGAGTCTCCTTCTCTGGGTTTGGATAAGCGGGAGCGACCGATTGGCCGCTCCGCGACGTCGAACTAAAGCGTGCCCGGCGCCGTGCGCAGGTAGCGCCACTCCGGGTCGTTCAGCAGCCTCTTCACCGCCGGCCAGTGGTCGCGGTTGAAGACGTCGATGCCGTGGTCGTTGCGCCACTTGAGGACGATGATGTCCGGGATGGTGGCGGCGCGCCGCAGATCCCGGGACGGCGACCAGCCCCGATCATCGGCATTCTGCAACGCCTTGTTGCGCTCAAGCACCGGCGCCACGTCCTGCACCGTTTCGATGACGGTGCGGTCCGTAAGCGAATCGTAATGGTGGTATTCGGCAGACCCGGTCAGAGGATCGGCGTCGAGTAGGCGACGGGTCATGTCATGGCTCGCAAGCGCCGCTATGCGCTCACCCCAGAGGTGGTCGCCGCGGTCGGGCTGAATGATGCCTGGAGGAACGTGAGGCCGCACACACGACGGCATCACATAATATTCTCATTGTAGGACTATACACCTATGCTTGTCAAGCAGAATCTTTCAGCAAGGCGTACGCAGAGGCCCGGCGCCGTGTGTACTCATTCGGGATACTTCTGCGATCGGTACAAGGTGCGGGCGGCCCGAAGGCCGCCCGCGCGAGGGAGCGAAAGTTGCGTTGTCTTCCTACGGCGTTGTCAGGTCGGCGACCACGCCGGACGAGGCCTGCTGCTTGGCGACGAGGGCGTATTCCACCAGCAGCTGGCGCTTCTCGGAGTCGCCGGTCCGGGCCAGTTCGGTCTGCTGGAACGGCCGCAGGTAGGCGACGCCCCAGTACTCCATGTCCATCACCAGCACCGAGCGGTCGCGGTTGAAGCGCGAGGGATAGATGCGGTGCTCGCCGAAGTCGCTGACATAGACGTCGGCGCCGGCGATGATGGTGGCCTGCTTCGTGCCGGCGTTGTCGCGATATTGCGTCGCGATGCCGGTGAAGGTGGAACCCACGGCCTTGTTCTTCGGCCCGACGATGATGGTCGAGGGGTCGCCGCCATTGGCCCAGCAGGCCTGGATGACGTTCTTCAGCAACGCCTCCGTGTATCCCCGCTGGGTGCCGTCGGTCGCCGCGGTGACGAGCCCCCCGGAGAAGCCCCCGGAAAGGCCGCCGGACCCGCGGTTGACGTTGCTGGAGAGCCAGGCCTCGACCGAGCCCGTGGTGCGGGCGACGCTCGAGCTGCCGACGACGGACGCCTGGTTGCCGGTCAGGATGAACTCCATGTCCCGCTTCAGCTCCTTCGAGCGCTTGGCGATCTGGTAGCTCAGCTCCGATTTGCGGCCGGCCTTGTCGACGGCTTCCTGGGTGCCGCTGACCACCACGGTCTTGTCCGAGATCTGCGTGTAGTTGCCCACGCGTTGCGTGGGCGAGATCACGTCGAGCGTGGCGTCGTCGGCCTCGATCACCGCGTTCTGCGCGGCGGCGGCGAGCGAATCGGTCTGCCATTCGTGGAAGGTATTCGTGGCCTTGAGCCGCTGGGCCATCGAAAGGAAGGGTGTCTGCGTCGGCGACAGGTTGTAGATGACCTCGCTCAAGTCATCCTTGTTGCCGATCGAGTGGTAGGAATCGAAGGTATTGGTCGGTTGTGCCATCTGTAGTCTCCAATCCTGGTTGCGCGTGGCGCTGGCCAAAGTGGCAGCGCGACGCGGGTGTGTGGTTCCGTGTTCGTGGGACGCGCAGGACTATGGGAGTATCCGGGAGACGCATCTCGGCCGTGCCGCGCCTGGCGGGGGCAAGACGATCGCTACCGGGCCGCAACTTTCGCGGACAGAGGCGGAGCCTTGTCTCGTCGCGAGAAGATTCGTTAGATCAATTCGACTCGTCGATCATGCCGGTGCACAGGTGTCACCGGCAGCGGCGACCGCCGTATCTGTCCACCGGACTGAAGTGCCTACCGCCGCTGGCGCCAAGCCCAAGCAATGCCGCGGCGCATGATCATCAATGCGATGGGAATCATGGCGATCGCGAATGCAACGGGTTGAATGGAAGCCAGGTCCGCGGTCAGAGGGTCATCGGAGACGTGCATCCATCCCATTCCGATCACGGGAATCAAGCTGCTGAACATCGCGGCTATCGCCGCTTCCCCGAACCAGTTCAAGACTCGATCCGCCGAATTGGTCTCACCAGATATCGCGCGAGAGGGCGTATCCATTGATTTCAGATCGCAGACGGTTCGAAGCGCGGCGATTCCAATCGTCGCAAGCGCCATGACGCCCCACGGATACATGAGCCAGTGCGTGTTGTTATGCGCCTTCAGGTTGATGAGCGTGGCGAGCGCGACGTCGCTGATTGCAGCAATGAATGCCGCCTCGCCGCAGTAAATGATTGGCCAGATATCAAGTCTGGCGCCCGTGACCGGCTGGTCTCCTCTTGCCTGCCCGCCGAAACGCGACGGCGAGGCTGCAATGACGCGACGGACCAGGTACCCGAACCCAAGCACGATCCAAAGGGGCGCTGTCAGCCAAGCATGCATCGCCGCGAAAATGATCAGTGCACCTTCCCCATTGGCCCAAACCTTCAAGACCTGCTCATCCGTGCTCACCATTGCGTGCACAAAGAGGAACAATATGGCGATCAGCGACGTGGCGAGGGCGTGTTCGCAAAGGAGCGCGCTGCGAGAATGTTTGGTCAATCGCATGCCTCCTCCTCCCGCACTACATGCCGCGGCGCGTGAAGCGCGGGCCGGCCTCGCCCCAATTGATGTGATCGAGACGCAATGCCCCCCTGCTATCAACGGTCAACACGCCGGAGACCGGCTGATCCCATCGCGCCGAAGTCCGGAACGGCGTACCCAGTCCATGATCCTGCATTGCGACGCCCGCTTCCTGGGTAATTTCCCACGGGACAATCGAACCCTTCGCCGGGGCGTAGAACGGCGGCCGACCATCGAGTTCAAAGTCGAAGCGCTCGTCGAAGTTATGTTCGACGGCGCCTTTGAACTCGATTCGATTGCCTACGCGGTGAAAAGTGAACCCGCCGTCGCTGCGGAGCATCGCATCGCCCGTTGCGCCATATAGATTTGCGTCGGGCGATGGCGTTCCTATTGTCGCCTCGAATGGAAATCGCGTCCGTTTTGGATAGGGGAATTCCGCATCCCAGTGGCTTCCGCGATTCAGCGTCTCGCCATCCTTCATGCCGACGAGGTCGCCCTTGATCTGCTGGAGTCCGGGATCGACGTATGCGATGCCCCGGTTGCCGACGACCGCTCGCCTCGGATGCGTTCCGAGCATCCAGTCGACGAAGTGCTTTTGGATGCCATTCTCCGCCTGCCGGACGACCGGAAAGCTACGAAACTGTGCGTGATCATATTGAACAGGCAGCCCGCCGCCGTCCATGAAATGCTTGAGGGCGTCGGCCCCGACCGTCAGTCCTTGTTCTCGCAGGTCGCGCTCGATCCGGTGGAACTTGCTGTCGATCGCCTTCACGTCGGGGATGGGTGGCGGAACCGGCGCACTGGAGTCATTGGTCGCCAGAGTGGCGCCTGGCCATTTCTGGGCTTGGCGCCACTTCTCCAACTGTTCCATTCCTGGTCCTGCTTGAGTTTCGGGATACGCCGCCTCGATAATCTTCGGAAGGTCTGGCCGTGCAAAACCGCCCACGGCATTTTCGATTCCGCGGCGCAGGCTGTAAGCCAAGGGCTCCTCCGTTCCGCTACTGCGGAGATACAGTCGTTGATCTGGACCGACGAAATGGCGGTTGCTATCGAAGGCACCACCCTCCTGGAACCGACCTTGCTCGGTCGCCGGCGCAGATAGCGCCGACAGATGAGCGTCGGGATGGACTTGCTGCGCGAACGCCAGCTGCTCGCGCGATGAGCGCGGACCGTGCTTCAGAAAGCCTAGTCCATCGTCATCGAGCGAATCGCGGAACAGGTTTACAACCGCATCGGGCAGTGTGTTGCTGTTATCAGTCTGCGGTGCGATCGGCGCGGTGCCCAGGAATGGGAGTGCGGGCTCCAATGCTTGGCCGCCGCCATTGTGTTCCAGCGGACTGCTCCAGAGGGACTCGCCGAGCAAGCCTTCCGTCTGCGAAGAGCCGACCAGCGGATCCGACGGCCGAGCCGACGCGCCAACAAAGGCGTGTTCGGAGAGGAGCCGCAGGATTTGATCGAGCGGTCGCCGCTCGACCGGGAGGGGTTGAATGGGCGACCAATATGATGGGCGGACCATCGCGTTCTCCTAGAGCATGTCTTCAATGAGCCGGGCGGCGTCTTCGGTCCGGCCGCTGCGTGCCAATCGGGTCATCAGCGCCGTGCGCCGCTCGGCGCCGCCACTGCGGGATTCCCGCCCCGTGCCAGGCTTCTGTACGCGGGGCAACGCCGCCAGCGTCTCCTTGACCTTGTCCTTGTTGGCCATCAGGCGGTCGTACAGCATTGCCTTGCGCGCCAAAATGAAGTCGCGATGATCGACCAGGCGCGACAGTTCCTGCTGTCGATAACCGGCGTCGACCAGATACCGGGCGAGTGAGGCCGTCTCCTGGCGACCCTTCACCGGGTCCCCCAGTTCGGGATGCTTCGCAATAAGCGCCTGCTTCTGCTCGGCGACATGATCCTGGTGAGCCTGCATGGCATGGAGCTGGCGCTGACGCTCCTGCTGCTGCAGCTGCAACCGTTCGGCCTCGGCTTGCTGCAGTTGGCCGGTGAGCGAATCGAACAGCGGCTTCGCCTGGGCAAAAAGCGCCGGGTTCTCGGCCGAGAGGCGGTTCCAGTCGATACCCTTGAAGTGCGCGAGCTGCTGCTGGAGCCCCGGTATGTGTCCCTCCAGCCGCTCGGCATAGCGCTGCTGGTCGAGCGCGATTGCCGTGCGCTCCCCTTCCAGATCGGCCCTGGCACGCTCGATCCCGCGGCGCTCGTCGGCGAGCCGCATGGTCTTCTTCGTATAGTCGGCGCCGCGCTGATAGCCCTTGACCAGCTCCTTGAGCGTGACCTCGGTCTCCTCGCCGCCGACCTTGACCTTGTAGCGCGGCTCTTGCTCCGCGCTTTCGTCTTCCTCTTCGTCATCGTCGTCGATGCCGGGATCATGCTCGGTATCCTCGTCGGCCTCCACATCCGCCTCGTCATCCTGCTCCTCGGGGCTGTTCGCATCCGGCGCCTCCTCGCCTCCGCTATCGGCCTCCACCGATCCGTCGCGGCGGATGATCTTCTCGATTGCGCGGGCGGCGCTGGCGAGGTCATGGACTTCGGGTGCAGTTGCCGCTTCCGGCGTCGCTGCGTCAGTCATTTCGAATCTCCTATGATGTTCAGGTAACATGACGGCGGATGGATCGAGTTTCAGTTCGGCGAACCCCGCTTTGACCGTCACCGCGACCGGTTGAGGTACGCCTTGTGGGCGCCCGCCATGCGGTGCACCCGCCGGATTGGCGACATCTATTCTCCGGCGACCAGACGTCGCCGTAGCGCACGCCAAAGCGTACGCCGTAGCTTCATGAGCACGACCGGCACGCCGAAAAACAAGGGCGACACGAGCAGCGTGCCTCCCCACTCCCCTCTCGCGCAAAGCGTAGACCAGATGCAGTTTACGACTACTGTATGTACAGCAGAAGCTACGACCGCCGCTGAGGCATAGAGAGCCAAGAAGGTACTTGTATATGGATGCGATCGATCTCCTGCCCTGTGTCCGTCTGCTGCGACGCGCCCCCTCCTCGACAACATGCGTCGAACGAATGGAGCGACAGCGCGGCGAAATTCACAAATGACCAGCAGCGGGGCACTGATCAATACGGCATAGTAGGGCATCCACCAGATATTGCTTCGAAGGAAGTACCAATGATCGCCCAGAACTTCGGACACGTTGTCGCGAATATCGACATACATTCCCCCGCCGGCGATCACGGCACCAACGACAAATGACCAGGTGATGCATTCGAATTGCAGCACCCGCTGGGAGATCTTCTGTGTGGGAACGTCTTCCATATCTGCTCTATCGTGCGCGGCGGCGCGGGTCTGGCCCTCGTCCGACGGAAATGCGATCCGGCTTCTTCGTCCATGGCTTCTCCTCATACGCGCGAGCCACTTGCGCGCCATAATTCGTGACTTGGTCCTTTGCCAGGCTGTTGTACAGAGTCGCAATCTTGGCGATGCTTGGGTCAGATAGGCGATCGCCAATCCGCTTCAGTAAGAGCGCTCCAGCGCGGATGTTGGTGGCTGAGTCGTTGAAATCGCCATCATCGCCAACAAGAGCCTGCCACCTGTCGGGTCTGATATTCATCGGATAGAGACTCTTGGCTTGACCCAGCAACTGGGCCGGTCCGCCATAGGAATATCCGTTCGCGTACTCGACATACATGATCGCCCGCATCAGGTCGGGATCCACGCCGATACGCCGGGCTTCTTGGGCGATCATGCTGTCGTTGCGCGCTACACCGTAGTATCCATTGTCGTGAACGCTATACCACGGCGTGGTTGGGCTGGCGTTCGGACTATCCGCCAAAGCAAAGACGCCCGGTGTATCGCCGATGATGCTCTTGCGCCGATCGGCCTCGCGACCGAGGGTCGGCCAACGATTTTCCTTTCGGTGGAGTTCGCGGGCCGTCGTGCCGCGCATGACATCTGCGAGATCTGGCGGGCCAGTTTCGGATTCAGTTGACTGTGCCACCTGGACACCGTGCTCCGCTTGTCCGGCGCCCTCGAACGATGCACTAGCAAGCAACTGTTCGACATCTGGTTGCGTGTATCCACCGACGGCATTCTCGATCTGTCGACGCACACGATAGGCCAGTGGCTCCGTTGTGTCTCCGTCACGCACGTAGAGAGCTAGATCTGGCCCAACAAAATACCTGCCGCGATCGAACACATGCCGCTCCTGGAATTGCTTCTGCATCCTCTCCGGAGCGCGCACGGCTACCGAGTGGGCTCCGGGGCCGACGCTCTGCGCAAACGCCAGCCGCTCGCTATCCGTGCGGGGGCCGTGTCTTAGGAAGCGCAGGCCTTCTCCGTCGAGTGCCTCCTGAAATGACCTGACGACGGCATCGGGCAAGCTCGATTCCTCGGTGCTAGTCTCGATATCCCCGCCATCTGCAGGATTCTGCAGTTCGGGCGTCGCATCGAGACCGAGTGCTGGGGTTTGCATCGGCGGGCGACGGCCCACACTCGCCAGTGTGCCTTGCTGCTGCTGCCACAGTTGTCTCGATAGTAGTCCGAACGGCAATGAACGCCGATAGTTTGGCGTCAGGTTGGGCAGGATATCGAATAGGGTCATCGGCCTCGATCTCCTGGAGGTATCAATCAACCAATGGTTGTACGGAGAATACGGCATTTTCGCGACCTATCCTCGCAAAATCATGGACAGTCTCGCCGGCGCGGGCAAACTCCTCGGTTTGCCACTCAACCCTACCGATTGATCGCAAGGGCCGCTCACTCATGCGCAGCCAGTTGCGCATCGGCCAACTTGCCGGTCTCTAGTACCTGGGCTAGGTGGCTTCGTATGCGATCGAGCAGCTTCAGCATCAACCACAAGCGCTCACGTTCGGGGGTCGCATCTTCGGTGGTAGCCACCCAGGCGTCGCGCAGGGTGCCGCCGACGGTGTCAAAGGCCTCCTGCAACAGCGGATCCTCTAGCAGCCGGCGCGCCTGCTCGCCGCGGCGGGACTCCAGCTCGAGTGTCATGCCAGACCCGCCTGCCGAGCCTTCAGCGCCAACGCACCGCGCTTCAGCGCGATGTCGGCGGCGAGCTTCGCGCGGTCGAGGGCGAGATCGACAGTCGCGCGCTGGCGGTCGAAGGCGAGACGCGCGGCTTCGATCTGTGCCTGCTGCTGCACGGCGGCGAGCGCGGGGTCGGGCTGTGCGGGCGCCGGCGGAGGCGGCGGCGCGGGTGGGCGCTGCGCCGGATCGGTGAAGTAGGGATCGGCGGATTTGAGTCCCGCATTCTCCACCAGCTTGGCGAGCGTGTTGTAGACGTTCTCCAGCCGCACCAGCGGGCCATTGACGCCGCCCTGCATCTGAATCGCCTGCACCTGGATCTCCAGCAGGCTGCGCAGATGCGTAAGCATCTGATCCTTGTTGCCGGTACCCAGGCCGACGCTGATCGAAACGTCCATCTCAGTGTTCCACTCGCGCGGGTCCATCGGCACCCAGCGGTTGCGCAGGCGGATGATGCGCGGCGCGCTTTGATGCCGGTTCACCAGCTCGAGGATCTTGCGGAACAGGTCCTTGACGCCGGTCTCGGCGAAGATGCGCGCGATCAGCTCCACGCGCTGCTGGGCCGCCGTCATGATCTGATTGATGCCGGAGGCGGTCTTGTTAAGCGTATCGGCGTCGAGCCCCTGCATGTAGCGGGTGACGCCCGTGCGGTTCTCGCGCACGCCGTCGATGTATTCCAGCATCGGAAAGGCCTGGGCGGCGACCAGCGGCGTGTCGAGCGGCAGGATGTGTCCTTGGCCCGGCACGGCGCCGTTCTTCAGCCGCACGATGCCGCCGGGCCGGGCGGTCAGCATGTCGTCCAGGTTGACCTGGTCGCTGATGATATGGCGGCCATTGTTGCTGAGATAGAGGTTGTCGAGGATCTGCCGCAGGATCGTCGACTTGATCAACTGCAGGTCCATCACCAGGTCGGCCACGGACAGGCCGAAGAACCGGTGCGGCATCGGGATCGGCGTCAGCGAGACGAACGGCAGCGGCCCGTCCCATGGTGCGTTGTCGAGGATCTCCTGGCCGCTGCCCGCGACCGTCACCTTGCGCCTCTCGGCGATACCGTCGCCGTCCCAATCACATCTGATGTAGCATTCGGTGAGCCAGATCTCGCGCATGGCGCGGTTGGGGCCATCGGCCGCGCTGCGGTCGTGATCGTCCTCGGGCGCGAAGCGCTCGCGCCGTTCGCCGGTGGGATCGTCGTCTTCGCTCCCGGGCAAACGGTCGATAAGGTTCGGGTCGTAGCCCATCTCCGTGAGTTCCGACACGGTCTTGCGCAGACGATGGGCGACGAACGGCGCCTCTTCGATCGAGCGCGCGCGGCGACCGATGAGGAACTCTTCCGGCGGCACCGTCATGATGCGCACCGCCCCGCTCTGACGCCGGCGCTTGACGACGAGATCGTGATAAGTGACCGCGCTCTCGATCGGCACGCCGTTCGGTCCCATGACCACGCCATTGTCCTGGTACTCGCTATGGGCGATCGGCTCCACATCCGGATCGGCGAGAATGAGCTGCATCTCCTCGAAGCTCTTGCGCAGGTAGCTCTCGCGCGTCGCCGTCTCGCCTTCCTCCCACCACACCTTGGCGATGCCGTTCTTCTGCAGCAGCGCGTCCTTGAACAGCGTATAGAAGGTCAGAAACCCGGCATTGTCTCGAGAGAAGATCCAGTTGACGTACTCGGTTGCCTGCTTGGCGACCTCCTCGTCTTCGGGCCCGGTCGGCTCGAAGCGCACGACTTCGTCGCCGGCGGTGAAGATCTTGAGGAGCGACGGCAAGATCCACTCGACGACGTCCGCGACGTCGGTCGACACCACCTTGCTACGCCCCTCCTGCTCGTTTCCGAGGGGTTCGCCGAGGTAGTAGCGCAACGCTTTGCGCCGTTGCTCGCTGAGCTCACCCCCGAGATGCGCGAGCGAATCGGCGATCTCGGCCGCGAGGATGGATTTCAGTTCGGAGTCGGTCATTGTCGTCATGACGGTTCCCTTGAAGACCTCAGGTTGGCACCCGCGGCAGGGCGTGGCGGCTTCACGCCAATTTGTTGCCTATCAGGCAAATGCGGTTCTCAATCGTACCTAGTTGGAACCGCCTGCAGCTCGCAGCGGGCCGGACCATTCGACGCCCACAGCAGTCCGCTTCGACGCGCCGCCTCTGTTGATCGGCAACTCCGCCATGCATCCGGCATGGCCCCATGCGAGAACGGAGTTTGCCGCGGCGATACGAGCGGCGGGTCCGGCCGCCTCGTCGCCCATGATCGCAATCAGTACGCCCATCGCGTCTTCGCTATGCCGCTGAGCAATATCGCGCATGCTGCTACGGCACGGCGGCTGGGCGGCAGGCTGCCGCCTCCCTTCATCACGCATGACCTGTTCCTCTGATTATGGCGGGATTTGCGGCGGGCCCGACGCAAGGTCGCATCGATCGACCAGTCGGCGACCGCGGTGACGGGTCCGCTGAAATGAAAAGGGGCCGCGCGCCGCAGGCGCACGACCCCATGTCATAATATTTGCATTATAGGACGTCGATCCTATTTCTGTCAAGAAGAATCTTCACTCCGCCGCCTGGGTCAGGCTGGGACTCCGGTGGAGGTCCATGCGGCCGAGACGGCCCGCGGCGCGGCCATAGCAGGCGACCAGCACCTCGAGGCCGAGGCAGACGGCAGCCAGCTCGGTCTCGTCGGCACGCCAGGCAGACTGCGGACGCTGCCGGCCGCCATCGAGAAAGCGGGGCAGGCGGCCGAAGACGACCAGATTCTCGGTGGCGTCGCAGACCCGCCGACCGGCGGCTAGAAGACGGTTCTTTCCGTGCCGGAAGAAGGACTGGAGCTTGGCCAGTTCGGCCTCCGTCAAATCGTGGCGATCGGCGTAACCGGCGGCCTGTGCGCCGAAAAGATAGCTGCAATTCACCTGCGTGCGGCCGATGCTGCGACCGTAAAGAAACGCGTAGTAACAGCCGGCTTCATGCTGCTCGCGACTGACGAGGCCCCGCGCCAGCAACAGGCCGAGCGGATACTCGGTCAGAACCGGATCGCCACCTGCCGCCAGCCGCTCGCGGTGCATCTGCAGTTCAGGCGTGCCGCGGTCGATCACCGGTCGATCGCCATTGGGACGCCCGCGCCGCCCCTGCCCCTGCCAACCCCGCTTGCTCTCCTGAGTCATCTCCCATGCTCCTTTCTGCACTGCTCTCTCGCTCGGAAATATCTTCTAACCTATTGTGAAGAAGTAATTTTACTGTCACCAGGCGATGTGGCCGTGGCACGCCGCCATGGCATCCGCCCAGTCTTCGCCGGCCTTGCACGGTTCGCAGATCCGCTCCTCGGCCCCGGCACTGTCGAACCATCGCGAACAGGATAGACAGCGCCTTGGCGCCCGCGCGGACCGGCGGGGCCGGTGGCGGGAGAGCGGTGCGGCCCTCGCCCTTGTAGGTGGTGGATCCGGGTGATACATGATGTTGTACCCGTTTTGTTCCTACGCAGATACTATGAGATCGGCGTTGACTTGTCAACGTCTTCGACATATAACGTTACGTGCGTAAACGTGATAGGAGAGCGCCCCATGACCGAAGTTTCCGAAGCCGCCCGCCAGCTGAAGGTTCTGCGCGAGCGTGCCGGTCTCTCGATGCGCGAGGTTTCGGAATCGCTGGGTTGGGCGCTGACGCGCTATCAGCACTACGAGGACCGCTACCGCCGCCGCTTCCTGCCGGTCGAGTTGATGCGGCACATGGCCGCCTTGTTCGCGCAGAAGGGCGTCGATCCGCGCGCGGTGCTCGCATTGGCCGGCGTCGATGCCGGGTCCGGCGCACTTGCCAGCCTGCCGCCGATCGCCCGCTTCGAGCCGATCGCCCAACCGGCGCCCGGACGCGACCTTCCAGTGATGGGCGCGGTAAAGGGCGGCGCCGAGGGTTTTTATTTCAACGAAGGCGACGCCAAGGAGTATGTGCAGCGCCCGGCCATGCTGGCCGGCGCCGCCAACGCGTTCGCTCTTTACGTCGATGGCGACAGCATGGAGCCGCGCTATTTCGCCGGCGAGATCCTATACGTGAACCCGAACCGGCCGCTGACCAAGAACTGCTTCGTCGCCGTCGAGCTGGCGGACGGTCGCGGCATGATCAAGCAGTTCCTGCGCCGCAGCGACGACCAGCTCGTGCTGCACCAGTTCAACCC